GAAATATCTTAGTTCGATAAAATTTCTGTTGACGCAACACTATCATTCTGTTAGAATAGACAGATGTTTGATATTCTGTCCGTAATTCCAGCACGAAAGCGTAATACGCCTAGTGGCTGGATCACATTCAATTGCGTGTGTTGTGTTCATCTTGGGCACAACGCGGACAGGCGCAGTCGCGGCGGCATAAAGTTCGACGGACCATCCAACTGGGTCTATGCTTGCTTCAACTGTAACTACAGATGTGGATTCACGGTAGGTAAAACCATACCTCCTAAAACACGGCAAATGCTGCTTTGGTGCGGCATCGATGAGGAGCAAATTCAGCGATGGAATCTGCAAAGTCTAGAGCAACGGGATCTACTAGAAACCCTGTTCGACACTCCTGTTAGACGAAATATCACATTTGAGACTAAGCAACTACCAGACACTGCAGTGATGCTTGATTCAGACAATCCAAAACATCACACATTCGTTAAGTATCTGCACAATCGTGGCTTCAAGCCTAGTGATTATCCGTTCATGGTGTCTCCTGGTGATGTAGCAAGAAATAAGAACCGTATTATCATACCGTATACATACAAGAACTCGATTGTAGGGCATACTAGCAGATATTGCGACAACAAGATACCTAAGTACATCAATGAGCAGCAGCCTGGATATGTGTTTGGTTTTGATTTTCAGAAGTCAGACTATTCAATTGCTATTGTTGTTGAAGGCATCTTTGATGCTCTGAGCATTGGCGGTCTAGCAGTCATGCACAGCACAATATCACCCGAACAAGCAGTGGTCATCAACAGTCTAAACAGGCGAGTAATCGTAGTGCCTGATCAGGATGAGTCTGGCATGGAGATATGTGATCGTGCACTTGAACTAGGATATAGTGTAAGTTTGCCACTATGGGACGCTGCAGTGAAAGATGTCAATGATGCCGTTGTTCGATATGGTAAACTACCAACCTTATTGAGCATCATTCAATCTGCTACTACTAGTAGAATCAAGATTGAGATGAGAAGGAGAAGAATAATTGCTAAATGATTACAATGTAGAGGTGCAAAAAGTATTTCTACGCATGATGCTGACTAACGGTGAGTTGTACACTCGCGTTGCCAACATCATGAACAGCGCCAACTTTGATAAGAGCCTCCGACCTGTTGTTGACATGTACAAAGACAGCACCGAGAAATACAATGTGCTGCCTGATCAACAGATGATCTCAGCAACAACAGGTGTTGATATAGCGCCTATTGAGGATCTGACAGACGGACACTATCAGTGGTTCCTGGATGAGTTTGAGGCATTCACTCGCCGACAAGAACTAGAGCGGGCCATTCTCAAGAGTGCTGACCTGTTAGAGAAGGGTGAGTACGATCCTGTTGAGAAGTTGATCAAAGACGCAGTACAGATCAGTCTACAGAAGGACATGGGCATGGATTACTTTGCTGATCCACGCGCACGATTGATGGCGCTCAAGAGCAACAATGGACAGTGTAGTACCGGTTGGCCCACAATGGATAAGAAACTGTACGGCGGATTTTCGCGAGGAGAACTAAACATTTTTGCCGGCGGCTCTGGTAGTGGCAAGAGTCTGTTCATGCAGAATTTAGCAGTCAACTGGACACAATCAGGCCTCAATGGAGTCTACCTTACCCTAGAGTTGAGCGAAGGCTTGTGTAGTATGCGTATTGACAGTATGATGACTGACACTAGCAGTCGTGATATCTTCAAGAACATTGACGACATTGAGTTCAAGGTCAAGATGGTCGCCAAGAAGAGCGGCAAACTACGCATCAAGTACATGCCAGCACAAAGTACAGTCAACGATCTACGAGCATACTGTAAAGAGGTGCAGATTCAAACCGGTATGAAGATTGACTTCCTGTGTGTTGACTATCTAGACTTGTTGATGCCTGTTAGTGCCAAGGTTAGTCCTAGTGATCTATTCGTCAAAGATAAGTATGTCAGTGAAGAACTACGCAATCTTGCCAAAGAGTTGAATGTGTTGTTCGTAACTGCCAGTCAGTTGAATCGTAGCGCAGTTGAAGAGATTGAGTTCGATCATAGTCACATCAGCGGCGGTATCTCAAAGATCAACACAGCCGACAATGTGTTCGGTATCTTTACTAGCCGTAGTATGCGTGAGCGTGGCCAGTATCAACTACAATTGATGAAGACTCGCAGTAGTAGTGGTGTCGGCCAGAAGATTGATCTAGAGTTCAATCTAGAAACGCTGCGCATCACAGACAGTGGTGGCGATGATGAAGATAGTGGGTCTAAGTATAGTTCAACGCCTAGCCCAAGCCCTAACAACATCATGAGTAGACTGAAGACTAGTTCAACAGTTGCTCCTGTTGCAGAGACAGTCAATCATGAGACAGGCGAAATCACTCCAGTGACCAAGCGAGTTGTTGCCGATGTCCAAGGCGCCAAACTACAGTCAATCCTCAAATCACTAAAGAAGCAAACCTAAGTTGAACAGATAAATATAGTATGCAAGGCAAAACTAAATCACTACTGCAAGAGCTAGAAGCATTAGGCAATCAGCGTGATCTTGGTCACATCGTTGAGAGCCGTGGACATAATATTATTACTAGTGCTATCAACCTACTAGAGTTGATCAATAAGCATTACAGTGCCGAACAGTCGCAAGTTCTAGAGCGTAAACTGCTAGCGGCGATCAAAAATCGTGACCAATCTAAATTTGCAAGATCGGTAAAGAAAAATGAATCTGAGTAGATCAATAGCAGTGCTGCGCGACTATATTCAGTATGTCGAAAATATTGAGACAGCACCACAGAACAAGACAATCACTGAAGACAAAGGGCACCTAGATCATCCAGAAGATTTAGTCTTTCTACATGGAGTTCCTGGCGCAAGAGAAGCAATCGCGAAGACACTCGCCACTGCTCAGAAGCCGAAAGAAGTAAGTATAAAGTGGGATGGTTATCCCGCCTTAATCTTTGGCAACGGTGTTGACGGCAAGTTCTCCATCATGGACAAGCACATGTTCAACAAGAAAGACGGTAGTGGCCGTGGTGTGCATAGTCCACAAGAGTTTCAAGCCTATGATCATGCCCGTGGCGCAGATCGTGGCGATCTATACAAGATCATCAACACAGTGTGGGGTGGACTAGAAGAAGCATCTCGCAATCTAAAGGGCTATGTCTGGGGTGATCTACTATTCAGTCGTCCGCTAGCACCAGAGGATGGATTGTACAGATTCCGTGCTAATCCTAAGGGCATCACATACACAGTTGATGCTAGCAGTGAGATCGGACGTTTGATGGCCGAGAAGGATGCTGGTATTGCCGTGCACCAGTATATGAGTGCAGATGCTGCTACTACCGATCAAGCAACGCCACTCAATGGCACACTTGGTCCGCTGCGTAACGTGGGCAACGTTGCCATCGTTCCTAGTAAAATGCCTGTGACACCTGAAATCAAGGTAGATCAACAGTTGATTGATGCTGCCAACAAGGAGATTGCTCGTTGGGGAAATGCAGTTGACAATCTCATGGCTAATCCACCTATCTCTCGTCCAGCATTCCAGCAGTTGTTTACAGTCTACATCAACAAGTGTATTGTTGCCGGCGATCTAAACGATCTACTACCAGGGTTTGTTGAGTTCTATCAAACACGCCCTATGACTGGTAGTGCACTGGAAAAGTTGAATGAATACTTCTCCCAGAATGAGAAAGGACTAGAGGGCATCTTCCACATCTGGGCTCGTATCTATCATCTCAAGATGTCTATTGTTGATCAGTTGAATCGTGCCGCAGAGGATAGTCCTGTAAAGGGTTATCTTGAGAACGGCAAGCAAACACAGGAAGGCTTCGTCAGTCAAGGTCTGAAGTTTGTGGATCGCATGGGTTTCTCCAGACAAAACCTAGCGGGCCGATAAATTTCACAACGCTATAGCACGTTTTTTGTGCAGAATGATAAATAAATGTAGAGCCAATGCGCTCATAACATAAAGGAAATTTTATCATGGCACAATTCGCAAAAGCAAGCGCCGATCTAAAGGGCGTATTCCACTTCGATGTAGAGTCACACGTAAATGACGCAATCGTATTCACCGGCCTTATCGCTAGTGGCACAACCATCACCGTAACAAACGCTAGTTCCGTAGCATTCGTTGCTGGTCAAGTTGTTCGTGGTCAAGGCATCACCGCTGGTACTAAGGTTGTTTCATACGCAGCAGGTACACTAACTGTTACTGGCCCATCAGCCCTAACAGCAAGTTCAACAGCAGTCTCCATGACTGCTCTAACAATGGTCACTGTTGGCGAGACAGTTCAGCCACAGGGTCCAAAGCTAGACTTCTTCACACTAACAATCGTTGACAGTGCTTACGAGCAAGCAATGCAATCTCTACAGCAACTTGCTACAGTTCATCTGTACAAGGCTGCAAGTGCAACAAGTCTACACGTTGCTGTATACCCAGTTGGTGCTTGGTCAACTGCTACACTAGTTAGCGCAAGTGGTGGCATCATCACCGCAGCAGCTGCTGGCGCAACATTCGGTGTCTAATCACTAGATTAGTCAGCATCTCTAAAAGATACCCAGAATTATTTCTGGGTATTTTTTTGTCTCTAAATAATGCATGACTTATAAAATAGCGTGTTACACTCTATTCGACATCACGCAAACAGGCGTAATCAACCGCAGTACACCACCAGTTGATGCAAACTTGGCAGAATGGACCCTCAAACGAAACACACAGTGCAATTTCGACACTGTGCTGCAGGTCATTTCGCTGCGTAGCCAGCCAGAAATTATCGTTCAACCACAACGATTACCGATTACTAAAGATACCAAGCACTGTTTTGGTGATCACTACAAGTTCAACAAAAATTCCACACACTGGCGCTTTGAATTCTACATACAGCATGCTAGTGTATTCAACAATGGCATTAGTGAATTAGGCGCTCTCTATAGTGACAGCAACAATGTGCCTATGATTCTGATAGGCACAGAGATAGACTCACTATCAAATAGTCTAAATACAACAACAGAGCACAGAAATATCTACTACGAGATTATATCACATGAATACGAACCAGACAGTTGACATTGCTAGACTACAGAACATACTTAGCGAAGATGATATAAAACAGTTGGAAGACATTCTATTCTATCGTGACGATGATGGTAGTTATAAATTGTTTGAGCAATATACGATTGCCAACAATAACAAGCATTACACAGTTTACAAATACAACAATGTTGTGTCACATCAGTTCTCAACACTTAAGCATGCTCTTTGTTATTGCATCAATAGCAAGAGAAACAAGATACATGCTATGCAACAGATCATGGAATTAGATCGTAAACTGTCGGCACTAGATATCGATATTCAGATTCAGCGCAGACTCATAAATAAGAATGTTGATACTGAATTACATGAGATTAAACTCAATGAATCCACCTTGTTGAGAACCAATATCGCCAAACAAATGCAACGATATGTAGAAGAAAGCGATAGATGGCAAACAAATCGATTTGGACAAAGACTAAATCTCCGTGACAAATGATAAATACAGTATACTCTTTACAGGACAAAACCATGAAACTAACCGAGTTTGAACATCAGTCTAAAGTAGTCGCAGAACGTGCGCTAAAAGAACACTTTGGCATCAATTTGGATGTTGAACGAATGAACATTCGTGAAACTGCAGGCATGCTTAAGCGAGTTCGTGGATTGATGCAAGAGACAAAGCGTGTGCCACAGTACTACGGCTCAAAGAACAATGCTTCATACATGAAGTTGACATTCATGGAACATGCTCTAAGAGATCACTACAACACACTGCTACAGCAACAGCGTCAAACACGCATTGTGTTGGAGAACGAGGCTGTAGAAGAAGCACAGGTCACACTAGCAGCACAGGACCTATGCAACAGCGTACAGAAGATGCTCAAGGACGTAGGCAAGATGCAAGTTGAAGAGCTACCAGCCCTAGTTGATGGCATTGAGAGCGAGATCGGCGTCAACGAAAGTAAGGCATATGAAGAGGCAGTCAGTGCTCAACTAGACACACTCAGCAACGCACTCAAGGAAGCGTTCCAGGCTCTGAAGGGTGCACGTGATGCACTAACAGGCGGCGAAGGTGCAGAGTTCTCTCCAGAAGGCGGCGAAGAGGACATGGGTGGTGACATGGGCGGCATGCCAGGCGAAGAGCCAGGTGGAATGCCGCCAGTCGAGGCACCTGCTCCTGAGATGCCAGAAGAGCCAACAGAAGAACCAACTCCTAGCGTAGGCCGCAGCAAGCGTTGATCCTATGTTGCTGTTTGAGCTCGATGATTCAACTGCATTAAGAACGAAGCTGATCGCAGTTACTGCACAGCTTCGTAGTCAGGTTGAAAAGGAAAGTAAGAACAAAAATTTCAAGCCATGGACGAAGAATAAACTACAACAGTTCTTGTCTAATCATGATATCATTCTAGCAGATTCAGACCTATTTGACATGGTCAAAAAGGCACCATTGAAAAATATTATCTCAAATATTAACGACGAACAGGTAACATTCAAAGGCATTGGTGGTGATAGTGGCGAAGAGACACAGAAAACAAAAGACAAGAACAAAGACACTCTTGCAAAAATGGCACAAAGTGCACAGCCAATGCCAACAACTGGTCCAGCAACTCCACCAATGCCTGATCCTGCAGCACCCCCTGCTGCACCTCCACCAATGTAATTTACCCAGAAAACTTTATTCTTAACGCATATTAGCGTACAATGTACACTATGTACATACCCACAAAATTCAACTATGTGTCATTCAATCGTGAAACCATCGATGGCACACGTAAATACGCAACGCCTGATGGTGAAAAGTTACCCAGCGTAACTACCATACTTGATGCCACTAAGCCTCCTGAAAAGATGAAGGCCCTCATGGAGTGGAAAAAGCGAGTAGGCCCAGCAAAGGCACAAGAGATCACTACCGAGGCAGCTGGTCGTGGAACGAGAATTCATAAATGGCTGGAGGATTGGGTAAAGACCAATAGCATGGGAGAACCAGGAACTAATCCATACAGTATTCAGAGCCACAAGATGGCAAGCATGATTATTGATCAAGGCTTGTCAAGATGTCAGGAGTTTTGGGGATCCGAAGTAAGTCTTTGTTTTTCTCCATATTATGCTGGGACTACCGACTTAGTTGGCGTACATGACGGTTCAGAGACTGTGATGGACTTCAAACAAACAAATAAACCCAAAAAACGCGAATGGATCGACGACTACTTTCTTCAACTAGTATTCTACGGAACTGCCCATAACTCTATGTATGAAACGAATATCAGAAAAGGCGTAATATTCATGTGTAGTTCTGATTATCAATATCAGGAATTTATCATTGAGGGTAAAGAGTGGGATCTTTGGGAAAGTCGAATGTGGGAAAGGCTGGAGCAGTACTATTTGCTTTTTGCTAAACAAATTCCATCTTTATGATATCTAGAATAGTTGCTAGAGCCCTTGCCAGACACTCCACAGTGCACACATGACCATAATTTTTGAGTTGGATGAGTTCTGTTTGCTATCGCATCCGATGACAAGCTACTCCCATCAGTTCTTTTTTGAAATGGATTAGTTCCATTTTTTGTTCTATCGCTGGCCAAACTTGATCCATCTTCTCTTTTCATGAACGGATGAGTACCATTCTTCACTCTTTCAAAATTCATCTCACTCTGAATTTTTCCTCCTAAAAAATTGTGTATACCTTTTTGAACTAAAGAAATATTTCTTTCCGTTGCATATTGAGAATTTTGCCAAGGATGATTTCCTGTGCCAAACATACTTTCATTATGTCTTTTTGATAATTCAGATTTTTCATCTTTAGATATATGAAGAATAGCCGCGAGACGAATGCATGCCGCCCAGTCTCCCTGTTGTTTGTGAATTTCGTAATGCTCCTCTAATGAAACGGCCTTTAGATTATTTGGGTTATTATTTTCACGATTGCCATCTATATGATGTATGTGATAACTTCTTCCCTCCGAATCCATAGGAATTTTGCCATAGTTTTGCTCATATATTTTTCTGTAATCTGTCTTGATCGATTTTTTGCGATAAATATTCATGCTGATTGCTCCTTTCAATGTAACGCAATTAGAGAGGGCAGGATTGTGGTGATCCGTGGTCCTCACCTTTATTTATCTTCAGAAAAAGTTCCGATTCTGTATTACAGTGCGCCAAGCATAAATAGATATATCACATAAAGATAGATACTAATATGAGCGTAG